TCATATTTATATTATATCACAATGATTAAAAAAGTTAAAAAAGAACACCTCATGGTGTTCACAGTGGTCTTATATCCCATGACTAAAGTCACGGGTATTACGACCTAACCATCAATAAAAAATATCCCCCGTACAAACGGGGGATTACGAAGCTGTTGTATGTTATTTGTAACTATAGTATAACACAGAAATTGTCAGTATAACAAACGCTGACCGATATAGATCCAGTTAATGTTGCTGATGTGATTGCGACTAGCCAGTGAGCTTACTGATGTGCCTAACCGACTAGCAATGCTGCTCAAAGTGTCACCCCGGCGCACTGTGTACGTGCGTGACGTCTGCCCACTGATGGTCAGCTTGTCGCCCGGGTGGATAACAGTGTAAATCGTCTTTCCGTTGCGTTGCGCCAACGTATACATAGAAAGTCCATACTTAGCCGCAATGCTCCACCACGAATCACCAGGCTTAACAACATAAGAGCTAGTATTGTTATTTTTAACTGGTTTGGCACCGTTTTTGATTGTGCCCTTAACTTTAATTTTTTGCCCCGGATGAATAACGTTGTTGATCGACATGCCATTAAGCTGTGCCAACTGATACATGTCCATACCAAAACGATTTGCGATTGACCACCACGAATCGCCAGGCCGAATAGTATAGCAGCTTCCGGAAACAGTAACGGTCGGCTTAACCGTCACGTTATTTTTAACATCTCCTTTAACAACAGAAACAAGTTCCACGTTTCCATCAGTACCATGCCAGTTATCCGCAAATTGCCACATCGCTACATAGTTCATTGACGGGAAATAATCAAAATCCGGAGCTAACTGTAACCCGGTTGTCTTATAGCTAGCAACCCACAGGCACGTTCCAAACTGCTTGCCAATGCGCTCAATATCTACATATCTTTTCATATAATAAGCACCGCTATATAGTAGCGGTTTATACCCCGCGCCTTTAATGGCTGACATAAATTCAATGATTGCATCGGTATTGGCCGTGCTTGACATCGATGCGCCCTGCTCGTAATCCAATGCGATAGCAGCGCCCTGTTTTAACCCTGTCCTGTGCGCATCCGATACTGCATAGCCGGCCATCTTTTGCGCCATCAATCTATCTGATCCAAACTGTCCCCAGAAATAGCCTGCAACGTCCTGCCCGCTTTTTGACGCATTGGCCAGCTGTGCTGAAGCTTTTGGATTTTGATAATGTTCTCCTTCAAAGCCGCCGGAACCACCTAGCTTGACAATGGTAAATTCAGACCCTAGCTGTTTGCGTTGTAGCATGTACTCAAAATCACTCAATTGATAGCTAGATACGTCCTGACCTAATCGATTTGCCTGCACGTTCTTCTGACCGCATAAAAAAAGCCCTGCACAAGCAAGGCCAGCAATTATGATTTTAATCTTATTTTTCATGCGTTGCACCGTCCTTTGGAACAGATACAACGCCAAGAACTGTCAAGATTGTCAGCACTGTATTTACACAGTCTTGCACCGCAGACATCTGTCCTGTCAAATCCAGTCCAAAAATCCCGGCAATCTGCTGAGCAAGAAGCAGCAGCGCCGACACTAGTCCGACTACAGTTCCTCGATTCAGCGTTCCATCTGCGTTGTATAGTGCCTTTCTGATTTTATCTCCCATGATTAGTATCCTCCTTAAGATTCTTAATTTCCAAATCGTGTTCCTGAAGCTGAAGTTCATGATGTCTGAGATCCTCATTAATTTTTTCGATTTCATTTTCCTGTCGATGGAAGTTACCGTTGAGCCGCTTGAGATTGCCGTTGAGTTCGTCAAGTGATGCCCTAAGTGGAGCCAGAACGCTCTCCATGCCGCCCTTTACGAGCTTGCTGAAAAGAGTGATTGCCCCGCCGACGAGCGTCACCAAACTGAGAATTTCCCCCCAGCTCAGCCCCCATAATCCATGTACCAAAATCATCATCTCCGTATTAAATCCGTCCCGCCCTCCCGTCATACTTCAGACAGTCGTTGTCTGCGCGTCCTCAGGGAACATCTTGTCATAGTCAGCCTTGGTAAAAAGACCGACCTTCACAAAAAGCTGCACATTTTCTTTAGTGAAAAGGCCCATTTTATAAAATTCACTTACGATATCATAACTATACATTCTTCATTTCCTCCTTCGAATCTGCATTCTGAACCATCAGCGTCGCAACCGTCTTCTGCAGCATGGCAACCTGGTTTGTCAAGTTGGCCATGGCGAGCATCTGCTGAGCCTGCGCCTGCTGATCAGCGGTAGGCGTCACAGCTACTGTATCAGCTGGATGAGCCGCATCATATTCCTCTTTCGTTGCCCCTGTCCAGGTTTGGGTCTCTGGGTGCCACATGACAGGCTCGTACAGTCCCGCCCCGTTTGAATCAACAGGTGCCACAGTAGTTGCGTTCTGCGGCAGTGTACCGCCATCCTCGATAATGTCGGTGTGAGTATAGATGTTGTTTTCATCAAAATAGTAAATTAACATGCGCTGTACCCTCCTTAGTTATGGATTAAATACGCCATCTCAATAGCCGTTCCGGTACCAGCTGCAATCGCTTGGCGAGGATAGGTGCATAATGCCGTTAAATTGTCACTTAGCGAGATGTCTTGTGTTGGATTAACTCGGTAACGAGTTGATAATCCTGTGGCTTTTGTGTATCCGTTTAGAATCGACGATGGAATTGCTACCGCTTCTATATATTTCCACGCATCCAATTTAGGATATTTAAGCCAGCTTGTATAAAAAACAAGCAGTGAAAAATTAACAAAGTCCGCCCGCTCAATATAAGTCTTATCAGATAGAGAAAATCCATTTTTAGCCGTTACAGCATTATCCCATCTGGTAATTTTAAGCGCGCTAGGTTGTACCAGCGATGGCACATTAAGCAGCGCATCCCATCTCGTGCGCGGGAAAAACTGCGTGTTAGATCCATCTGATAGTTGTGCGATATACGTCATAGTTTACACATCCTTTATCTTAGTAATTTTGACTATTTGCAGAGTGTCCAACTTGGTTTTGTCGGTGTACGACATCAGACCGTTGGTTTTCTGCGTAGCGTTTGCCGTTGTCGTTGCGTTTTGTCCGGCTGGTCCTTGGGGGCCGCGCGGACCGGTCGGGCCTGTTGCTCCGGTTGCACCGGTTGCTCCCGTAGCACCTTTTGGGCCTTGAATGCCCTGGGGTCCCTGTGAACCTGTTGCCCCAGTAGCTCCTTTAGGTCCTTGAACCCCCTGGGGTCCCTGTACTCCTCGACTAGGTTTATTAGTATCGACACCGTTGATGAACCAATTTCCGTTTGATCCGATTGTCGGGGTCGGACCGGCTGGGCCGGTTGCTCCAGTTGGTCCCTGTACACCAGCCGGCCCTTGAATGCCCTGAGGGCCACGTGCCCCCGTTGGTCCGGTATCCCCCTTAGGTCCTTGAATACCTTGAGGCCCGATATCACCTTTGGGACCTTTGATATTCCCAATAAGAGTTTTTGTCATTTGCTCACCTCATTCCGTATTTGTTACATAATATAAACTACCGTCATCATCAAGCGAAAACATGGGTGCTTCACTGCCGCTTGAAACAGACCAAAGATTTCCGTCCTTGTCAACGGTAAGCGTAAAAAAGCCATTGACCGGTACGATTACGCCAGAATCGCCGCGCTCTCCTTTATCTCCTTTAGGCCCTTGAATGCCCTGAGGACCACGTGCGCCAGTAGCACCAGTATCACCTTTGGGTCCTTGAATGCCCTGGGGTCCAGACAATCCCTGAGGGCCTTGTGCACCAGTGCCACCAGTTAACCCTATTGGTCCGACAGCACCTGTTGCACCAGTATCACCTTTGGGACCCTGAACCCCCTGGGGACCGGTTTCACCCGTTAAGCCACGAGGTCCTGTTGCTCCGACTTCGCCTTTGTCTCCTTTATCGCCCTTATCGCCTTTCAAGGAGCGGATCCAATCGGTCGCCGTGCCCTTAAAACCCTGGATAACAGCGATGTCATACGCACTTAGCCCGTTAGTTCCGTCTTTTCCGTCCTTACCGTTGACCGCTCCTGGTATCACGTATTTTTTTAAATACTTGTGCAAATCCAGTACGGCATCAGCGTGCGTCTGCGGAAAGAACTGTTGCTCATCACCGTTTTCTTCCAACTCCATCATTTTTTTGATTTTAGCCACGATTTACACATCCTTTACCTTGTCAATTTTTAGCCGTGTAGATGACGTCACCGTCAAATCACCATCAGGACTGGTCCCTCCTGTAATCTGCACCATGGGCGATGACCTGACATTATCGCTATCAGTGGCGATGTCTTTGACGCACAAGATATGCAGTTGCGGATCTACCTGTCCTGCTTGGTAAAACGTATTGAGATTGAGCTGCATTGCATCCAGTCTCGATTTAAGCGTCTCATAGACTGCACCGGATACATCGATACGCGCGTTAACGACTTCGGCGTTGTCGGTTTTGGAATTCAGAATGCTGTTGAATTCCTGGGAGAGCTTGTTGGCCAAATTGCGCAACGCTTGCTCCTCGTTGTTTGCATGATTTTTGTAATCAAGAACCGTCTGCCTGTCATCATACACGTCAGCAGACGTCTGTTCTGCTAGCCTGGCCAACGATTCTCTCACGTCAACACCATACATTTTCTGGCGCAACCACTTAGCCAACGTTTTATTTGCCTCAGACACCTTGGATTGGTCAACTGGGCTGTCAGTCGGCATGATATGCGTTGGATCTCTATAATCGACTGTCATTCTATCCCTCCTTAAACAAAAATCTGATTGTAACTGTAGCTGCAGTCCAGACTCGCTCCATTGTATTTGTCAGTGTATTGCCATGCATCAGCTTCCGCAGGTCTGGAAGAAGCACCCCAACTGGCTATCCATTTATACTTAGCGTGACTGTCAAAACGATTACTGAACCATGACGCGCTCGAATAGTCGCATGTATTCGTATAGCCGGCATCGGTCAGCACCTTGTAAAAGGCATCCACCTCAGCAGTCAACGCGGCCTTGTCTTTAGTAAGCGACCCATCTTCGACGTCACACGAAACCACAGCGCTGGTCGGTATTCCCTTAGCTCTTAGTTTGCTCAAGAACCACTGCGCTTCGGCTTGCGCATCAGAAACGGATACGGCCAAGAAATAGTGATATGCACCGATAAACTTCATTTTAGCCGTAATTCCACGGCTCTTTTGCTCGTCGAATAGCGGATTGAGATATGCACTACCTGTGGCAGACCCTTCAGTCAGCTTGATCATCAGGCCTTTGACGCCTGATTGATACAAGTTGTCATACCATGACTGAGTCTGACTTCCATTGTTCGATGACAAATCAATAAATTTACTACCAGACGTCCAAGCCGGGGTATTGCCACCGCTGTTTTCAAGCTGTTTAACTCGTTCAGACAGTTTGGCATAATCGCTTGACAGCTTGCTGTAACTGTCGGACAGTTGCTGATTCTGTTTGGTCAAGTCCTCGATTTCCTTGTTTGCTTTTGTCTGACGTGACATCAGACGGTTGATCAGTGCCTTCTGCGCGTCGGTTTCCGACCGATGCTGTGCACGATATGCCGTCAGGTCTATCGGATTATCGCTCAACGTGATGGTTGAGTTGGAAATGGTGAGCAGGTCCAGTGACATGGCCACGATGCGTTCCGTTGCATAAAGTCCCTCTAGTTGATTTACAATGCTGACATAACTCCCGCATTCAATCATTCCGATAGTTTCTTCCAGGAAAGACAAATCGATATAACCGGCTTGAAGCTGATATTTAATCGCCTTTTGAGCATTAAGAAAAGCCCTGCCTTTTGCAAGCAGAGCCTGTGGCATTGTTACGTCTTCCCACGTTTCAGTTTTGACATGGATTCCGAATTGACTGATCAGCTGATCGTCACGCAGATAATCGTTGCCTCCATTAACGCTGGCAATTGTTAAGTGCGGGCTTGAAACGTCGGTACTGCCATCGTTGTTCTGACGTTCTTGAGTTGCGCCGAGCGGCTTAAGAACAGTAACGATTTCGCTTGGATCAACAGTCCGTGAACTTGACACCATGTTATGCGCAAGCTCGATCCTCTGCGGACAATCGGAGGATATTTCCGGCTCGTAGTCAAGCATTAGCTTGCCGTCTACATTCCTGATCCTCATTTCTCCACCCAAGCGACTGATGAGCTTGTCTTGTATGTTATCATACGTATCTTTGGTATCATCAGCATATCGATACACGTTATCCGTTGAATTTGTCACCGTGACCGTCCCGAGCGTTATCTGCTTGTAGGACTCGACCTGCTTATTGTGCTCGGTTATGAGAGACTGCAGAAAGTCCTTAGGCGTGGTGTTATGAAACTCTTTCCACGGCTGAACGCTGTCGTGCAGAAATCCCTCCAATCCTTCGCATACCGCCTCCTTCTGTACTGTCCCCGACGAATCCATACTGTCGGAATACGTAAGAACCCGCCCTTCAAAGAGCGTCAGCCCCTTATCCGGACGGGTTACCTTGACAAAGCACGTATAGGGCTCAATTTCCGTATACATCGCATGCGTCGGGTCTATATCGAACGTAAATGAATCATATGTCGTCGTGCTTTTTGATAGCACCGCAGAAACAAGCCTGTAGTTTGGGAAGATATCAGAGTTGAGCACCTTCTCTTCGCCATTCCAACCGTTTCTGATCGTAATGCGAAATCCCTTTGTCATGGCCATTCCTCCGTCCATTTAAACTTAACCTTACCAGTGCCTTCGATGTTAACGACATTTTCGCCCGGCATCAGCTCCAGGTAAGGGTTGACATTGTCCCCGGCTTTAAGCGCGAAGACGTGGTCATTGACTGACGCAGACATGGCCGTGGAGCAGGTCACAGTCAACCGAACCCGGTTATGACCTGTATTTATCAGCAGCACGCTCTCATGCCCTTTGACGTCAACCTCGATATTGGAGGCGGCGTCAAGATTAAAGTAGAACGCGTCCCATACATCGTCATAGCAACGCTTGAGCCGATAAGCATAACACTGGAATACGACCGTCACCTTGCAAAAACTCCAACCTTCTTCGATTGTCGGAGCGGTCTGAACTTCGGCCATGAAAGCATAGCCCGGCATGGCATCATCCTTGAGCAGTGTCTTTCCAGTAGGCTTCATCAACCAATTCATCAGTTCCGTCAGTTTCTGATTCATCAATGACAGGTTCTCCTGGCCGTATGGCAGACGGCAGGGAAACGTCACTGTCCGTTCATCGTACGTGTTGAGGCCGTACAATTCGCTCAAATCGATATATCCCGTACGGTACGGCAACTGCAGCTGAGACTTGCGCTTGGACGGCATTGTCACTGTCTTTTCTGCCAGCACTACCAGCTCGAAATCGCTCGAGTGGTGACCGGCAAATTCGAAACCATATGGTCTAGATTCTTGTGTCAATCGACATCCCCCTTCCTAGCATCGTATCTCTTCTATTCCTTTCAACTGATCCGTACTGTTCATAGCTGCGGGCAAAACTGGAGCCGTCGACTCTCAACTGTTTGTTGGCAATGGCGTCAAGCTTCTGCCCGATATCTGCCAGTTGCCTGTCAGCATTGCCCGAACTGAGAATGCGCAGCACTTCAATCTGTTCTTCGCTGGCACCGAATATCTTAGACAGCATGGTCAGCATTGCGCTCAAAGTCTGTTCAAGTCTGTTGTTTGACTTCTCAGACTCAACATCGGCTTTGGATACTCCCTGATGATTATCGGTGCGGGCAAAATAGTCCAATGATTTCTGCATGAGCTGATATGCTCTTGACCGTTTGGACAAATCCAGTGGAATGACCATCTCCGGAAGGTTTTGCTCGGCCATCTCATACACCCCGTGAGTGGAGACCAGGCCACCGTTAGCATATCCATGTCCTTTTCCTAATGCAGAAAGACTTGCGCCATATCGCGTGCGGGCATAGTTCAGTCCGGCAAGCATGTTGTCATATCCATTCCAGATATCCTTGTGCCCGGCAAGAGCGTATGCATTGAACGTGCTTCGCTTTGTCTGCATGAGACCGAGTGCCGGACCTGAGCCGTCTCCGTCAGGGTCTGCTCCGGGCTGTTTAGCATGCGGGTTTCCGCCGGATTCCGTATTGATTTGTCTGAGCACCTTGCTTACCATGGCACTACTTGTGGAGAGCCCCAACTTAGCCAGCGCCTTCTTGACATAAGGTTCCCATCTCTTTACACCAGCCCCGCTTGGATTTGTGCCACTGTCATCATAACTCTTCAGCAGCTTCTTGAAGGCCTGTGTTACCGGATTTGTCAGTGACTTTTTGGCCAGGTTCCTTGTCTGATCCATCAATGTTGTGTGAGTGAAACTGAACGCCTGAACACTTGGCCAGTGACTGAATCCTCTGGCAATCCATTTAACCGGTTTCTTCAAGACGTCAAGCACGCTGTCGGCAATGTCCAGTGCCTTGTCCTTAATGCTTCCGATAAAGCCGGACAGTGAGAACGTACCCGTGGCATAGCCCGGAAGAGTGCCGGAATAATTGCCGACCATCACTCTTGCTGTGTCACGTGCATTCAGCACCTGTTCTCCTTGATTGAGCGGTGCAACTTCAGCTCCGTGTCTGCCGACAATTCTGGCGGACTTGCTCCAGGGCGTGTAGACCAGCTCGGGACCGGCTTCTCCAACCAGGGCAAGGCCGGAACGTGCAACACCACCGTTGGCATAAGAACTGATTCTTGCCGCCGGTCTGTATGAGCCGACATTTCCCTTGTACGCCCCACCGAATGCGTGTACGACAGATGACCATGCATCAGACAAGAACTTCAGAGTGTTGTGAACAGCGGCACCCCAGGCATTATATGATTTAATGCCGTTGTTGCCTTCAGCTACAATATTCTGACTTACAGACTTGTTCTGCTTTCTGGCTTCATCTACAACTTGATTGTGTTTGGCCTTGGCGCTTCCAACAATCTTGTTCTTTGTTTCATTAGCAACGCTGACAGTAGTGTCACGCTCCGATTTGGCATTGGCGATATCCTTGTTCATCATATCCTTGGTGTAGCCTGGAATGTCCTTGTTCATTCTCCTGTACTGTTCCACTTTGCCTTTGTAGGTCTGCTGCGCCTTGGCAACAGTTTCCTTGCGCGTTTTCTCAGCATGCTCAATTAGCTTTTTAGTTTCGCGGGCCGATTTATTAATCAGATCCCGTGCTTCGTTATCGCTTATTCTGCCCTTGTCCTTGCGTAGTTTATCGAGAATTTCCTTCTGCTGCTTGGAACTTGTGCCCATTTCCTTCGCAATCGACTTTGACAAGGACTGCAGTTTGCTCAACCGCTCTTTATTGTACTTTTCAGTAATTTTTTTCTTTTCAGTGGCCGTATTCCTGGCTATTTCAGCCTGTTCCTTCTTCTCAGACCGGGCAAGCTTCTCCCGTTTTGCCTTGAACTGCTCCTGTACCTTTCTCACAGCTTCCTCACCAGTGTAAGTTCTGCCCTTTATCTGGACATAACCGGATTCCCTGACCCCTTTGATAGTTTCAGCTTCATCCTTTGCCAGTTTCTCACGCTTCTTGTTATAGGTGTACGTAATCCGGTTTACGTTGCCCTGCCCGTTGGCAGTGGCCGTTTTCAGGTCTTCGTTGTACTTGTTTGTTGCCTTGATGAGACTGTCATATGTCTTCTTCTGACTGGACTGTCGCTTCTTGTCGGCGTCATCGATTCCCTTGATGTACTCTTCATACTGTTTTTTGCTGATCTGGTGCTGCTTGTACATCTGCTCAACTGCACGTTTTTCAGCATCCGCCCTCTTTTGCGACTGCCTTTCAGCAGTACGGGCGATTGAGGCATAGAAACCCTCAAGTGTATCCTTGGCTTTATTCAGACTCTTGTTATCAGACTGGACCGACATCTTGATTACCGACAGGTCCGCCTTGTCCATTGACTTCCGGATATCATCAGATACGCTCTTCTGCACTTTGGTAAGTGAACTCTTTTCAACCTTGACCTTGCCCACTTTGACCATGGTTCCGTCATACATAGTGACATAGCCGGTTTCAGCAATCTGTTTCTGCTGCTCCTTTGCAGCTTTCTTAACTGCATTGTTGAGTCCCTTGACGATTTTCTGCGCCATGGACGTGCTGCCAATAACCCCACCTATCTGACTTCCCAACATTGCACCAAACGGGCCACCGAAGGCCGCTCCTATGCCTGTTCCAATCAAGGTTCCCGCCAACTTAATTCCCGTTGCTGCCTTCTGACTTTCAGAACCTTTTTTGAGAGCATTATAGAATACCATTCCATCGCTTAGAGCGTTAATTCCAGCACCTATACATGGAACTATCTTTGTTCCAAATTTCGAAAGCGCCGTCGCCAACTTAACACTTCGAGAAGCGGCCTGCGTGCTCTTCGCTATCCCATTTTCCACAACACCGGATGTCGCAATACCTTCTTCGATTCCTTCGGCTATTTTCGCACTTTGAACTGGTTTTGACATCTTTTTCTCAGCACCTGCTGCAGAATTTCCGACACCAGCATAGGAATTACTTGCGAGCGTCTTCGCCTCGGCAAGAGATTGATACTCAAGCGTGAGCGCCTTTACTTCTGCCTGCTCTTCTGCAACCTTAGACCCGAATCCGCCAAAGACGGTGGCCAGCTCCTTTAATTTCAAAGTGAAATTAATAACTTTATCAACTGCCAATAACTCTAAAATGGCAGCTCCAGCTTTCAGTACAGCTCTTCTGTTTTCTATCAATGCCGTTGTAAACTTTAGAAATAACTTGGAAACAAAGCCCACGCCTTCGGCCATGGTTTTGACATCTTTCCGGAAATCCTTCTGACCGAATAAATCTCCTAATTTCCTTGTTGCCTCAGTCATATACGGCAGTAATTCCGCTCCAAATTTGATTTCGAGGTCTTCCCATGCCTTCTTGAATTTTTCATTGTTAGCCTGAGCTGTTTCCGAGTTCTTTTCCGACAGTGTCTGTACGTACTTGCCCTTGTCAGCTGCTTCCTGTGTCTTCTGAGTAAGTTCGCCCAATCTTTGAGAATTCTCAGCAAGAATCATGCCCGCCTGTTGTCCTGTCGTGCCGAACAGGCTGTTGAAAACGGCGTTCTTTCGAGTCTTGTCCATGGACTCGGTATGTTTCTGCAACACTCCCATTATGTCTGTCATGGATTTGAGATTCCCGTTAGCGTCAACCATCTCTTCCTTTTTGATTCCAAGATTATCAAGCACTGAGTTTTTCTTGCCGATTGCCTTAACGGCAGATACCAGTGAGTTGATAACTTTGCGCAGACCTGTACCCAATTGTTATCGCAAGGGCTCTTTATCCCCTGCTTCTGCATGTTTCCATGCAGTTCAGACTATATCTTCATCCCTTGCGGGAGCTTTGCCTTCGTGGAAATTTCCGCATGAAAAAAGCGAGCCTTCAGAGACTCGCTTGATTTTTAGCTTACTTTTTCTAGTCGTTACACCTTCCCGCCGTTTCTGACGGGCTTGGCTCGGGATCAACATGTCATTTTCCGCCGAATATCCAGTGCAATAGGCCGATAACACTCTTGGATATCAATAAAAAGAATGCGATAACAAGTACCAGAACACCCATGGCGTCTAAAATTCCCGGGATATTAACCCCGTGACACTCCAAGACTATGCCAACCGCGATTGTAGCAAAAAAAGCAATCAACCCTGATTTAAACTCGCCTTTTTCCCATTTGTACATGCTATCACCTCCGTAAAACGTTTATCATCTCGAGATTATTATATCATGATTTAGTCTTCCCCGAATTAACAAAGTTGTTTTTCAAAGCAATTTCTCGCTAAGCGGCCAGTTTTACCAAAGCCTTGTCTGCTTCCAAACCATTATTACTCAAAACACCCATGGCACTTGCCGTTTCAGACAAACTGAATCCCGCCTGATGAGCTGTAGCCGATACATAAGACATCCCGATGCCCAGAGACTGGAACGATGTTGACGTAACGTCAGCAGAATAGGCCAAGGTGTTGACGGCCTTCTTGGTCTGCACCGTCATCTCCCTAGTAGAACTGAGCTGTTTTCCGTTCTTGTCAACGGTCATACCGAATCCTTCAAGCGTCTGAGATGCAACTTCAACTACATCGGAGAAATCATCCCCCGAAGCAATGGAACCTTGAAGTTCGGTGTTCATTGCACCAATTGCCTGTTTGCTTGTATAGCCGCGCTTGACAAGTTCCAGATAAGCGTCAGCGATATCTTTTTGAGACTTCCCATATTTCAGTGAGTATTTCTCTCCGTCAGACTGCATGATTGCAACCGCCCTGGTTGCTTCAACGACGCTTTCACCGCCCGTCACCAGGTTATTCTTGATGACATTGTATTGACTGCTGAGTTCAGACGCCTTCTCCGAACCTTCTTCAAGCTTGCTGATAACACTCGATGTTGCTGCAGTGACGGAGCTTGCTGCAGCCAATGCTATCGGAGTGATCTTTGTAATTTTGTTCTTTAATTTTTCAAGTGGCAAGCTGGCATGCTCCGGCCACATTTTCGTGACCTTTATCTGATTCCTGATCTCAGCTTCATTCTGTCTGTAGCTGAGAGTGAGGTCCTCGACCTTTGCCTTCTGTGACTGGTATGCACTTGAGGTTTCACCGGAAACTCTTGCCGTTTCCTGAAGAAGCAATTTTTCCTGTTTCAACTGAATTTCAAGTGATTTCCGAACGCTTTCCAACCCCTTCAGCTTTGCCCTGGCGGCTTCATTTGTCCGTCCCTCGGTTTCAAGAGCATGAGCATATGAGGTGGTAATGTCCGTCACTCTCGACGTTGCGTTGCGGACTTCGTCAGTCCTCTTAGTCAGCGTTTCAAGATTTCGTATTGCCTGAAGGTGAAGCTGATTCTCTTGAGAACTAATCTGGCGTGCCTTTTCCTGCTGGGCAGTCAAACTGTTAATTGCCCTTTTGGCAGCATTGATCTGGTTTTCGTATCTAAGCCACGCCTTCTGACCTTTATCGGTGTCAGTATTAAGCCCCGACTGCTCTTTTCTTAAACGTTCAATAAGCACATTCTGTGCCTTGATTGCATTCTCGGCATCCGTAACCTTATTGGCGTATGCTGCCATTACGCCCTCGCCTGCTCGAATCTCTTCAAAGTTGGTTCGCATTGCATTCTTCAGTGCATAAGCTTCCTGCTTGATTGTTTGTAACTTACGACCAACACCGCGGTCATCAAGGTCGATTGAAAATGTATAACCTTCGATTTTAGGCATTTAGCTTCCCCCTTTCATCAAAGATCTTGCAAACTCGCCGGCATCAACCACACGCTCTTCACGTGGTCGTGAAACCAGTGCCGTCTGCATGTCAGAATAAGAAGAATTATAGTAATCTTCCGGTAAAACACCGTTTTCAGTAAGCAGCTGCTTAGCCATGTAATCAATATCATCGCTTAGCTGCCTTAACTGAAGATTCATTCTTCTTCTTGCTTTTTTGGGTCTTCAGTCACCTCATCACCGTCATCATTGAGCGACCCCATGTCAATGCCCAGAAACTGACGTGCCATCTCACGAAACACATCATACTGGTCGGAGAACGAAGCCTCATCAAGCTTCTTCCGCTCCGTCTTGCTGAGCTCCAGCATGTCTTCCAGAATGTCCGGAACCTTATCGACAATGAAGTTCATCAAGGAGATTGGATTTTCATCCAGCTCAAGTAAATTGTCATTCCATTCGGTAAAATTCCTGATAAACTTCTTCACGTTTGCGTTTGAGTCAATCAGTTTCCAGTTCTTTTCAGGGAAGCCGAGAACGGTGCCATCAATCTTTACTACCTTTGCCATTTATTAAACATCCTTTCTGTAATTCGTCTCACATTTCTCGTCTCTGTCTGATCAACTAGCGTGATTCTGAAACTTGCGGTGCCGAATGCTGAGTATCAGCTTTGATGAATGTCTGTGCAGAGCCGAAAACCTCGTCAAACATCTTTTTCATGCTGAAATCCTTTGCGCCTTCATAGTAAATCTTGTATGTCTTGTTGCCAAGCGCGGGAGAAGCAAGTGCAGTAAATGTCATCTGCTCAGTTTCTCTAGTCTGAGCCGTGTCAGTGTTGGACTGAACATTCTGCTGAGTTTCGTTGAAAACACCACGAGGAAAGGCGAAATAGATTGCCTTGTTTTCGATTTCGTCGTGAGACGCAACGATAAGAGCACTCTCTACGGTATCATCAGTATCGACATAACCGCCATTTACAAGCTTGCGACCAAGCAGTGCCTGCTTGACCGCAACGTTGATCTGATTGTATGTCAGTGCTACGGACGGTGCAGACGGTGGATTACTTACATCCACAAGAGCGTCATTGCCGTAAACCTTTGTAACCGTGCCTGAAAGACCCGTGATGTTGGCGGTCGTTGCACCAAGGTTACCGTTCTTCTTCGATGTATCAATTTCGTAGACACCGGTTTCAGAAACTCCGCCCTTGTCCACGCCGACGATGACATTCCCGTCTTCGCCCTTGATTCCTACATAAGTTGTATATAAACCTACTACAGCCATTTTCAGACCTCCATTTTAATGTTGAACTTAAGTGTGTTAGTAATGTTCCTGCTATCCAGACTCAAGACATGTCCCGCATCGGAGTAACAGTACACTCCGTTGTCTCTAAGTACCTTCTTCAAGCTCTGTTCCAGTGCGTTCATGTCTTCTTCATAATCTTTAGGATAGTAGAAATCAATCTGTATCCGTTTATTAGCATATAGAATATTGTCGTTGCCGTAATCATCACCCATTCCCGGTTCTTCTGTAATCAGCACAATCACATCGGAACCTGCAGAATTGTCCACGTAGAACGTGCAGATATCATCTGACTTAAGACCCGGAATTGAATCAATGTTATCAGCAAGAATTCCATAAACATATGCGGCAGGTGTCATTTGCCACTCACCTTCCTTGCAAAGGCATCTTCCAGAGATTGCCTGATAGCTTCCTGTATTCTGTCCTTTGAGGCAACCTCGGCCGCCTCCCAGAAATGCTTGCCCGGAACGTGTTTGTGACTGTATCCATTGCGGTCAGTCGCTATCCAGCCGTCATTCTGGAAACGTGCAATATAGCCACGCTTTGACTCATCCGAGTAGCCGACGTCAACACGTCCACTCGGCTCTGTAATGACGAGCACCGCATCTTGAATATGGGGTGTCCCGTCATGGTATATCCTGTCAGAGCGAGGTGTCTTCGCCTTAAGTTCTGCGGCAAAGATGTCAGCACCGGCCTTATTGGCACGTTTTCTGTCCTCCAGTGTCAGCCCTTCGGCCAATCTGGTAAGCACTCCTTCAAATGACTCTTCGTGACCGATTGAGTTAACACCGTTTGAGTTACCCATTCTTATCCACCTTCTTCAGCGTAATCAAGTCAAATCCGACCGGCGGAATACCGTCATCTTCCTTGATGTTCACAATGTCATAAACTTCGCCGCTGATCTGTACCTTGAACTTGTCGCTCAAGATATGGTTGTGACGAACGAAGATGACCATCGCTATGCTTTGGTCAATGCCGTGGTATGCAATACTGTCGGCCATTGACAGGGAATACTCTCCATACCACACGGAGAAGTCGGGAACAAACCCCTGAATCGGACGTCCTGTGTTGGGATTTTTCCTGTCGGTTGCTCCCATATGCCCAAATGCGGCCTTACCCCTCATCCGGCTTGGATTGAGATTCTTCAAGTGCCGCCACCTCCCCGCGCATCTGTCCTATAAGCGAATTCATAGTTGCGTTGATTGTAGTAACCGAGCCTGTAAATGCTGTCATGCGATACATGTAGTACGTTGACGCAAGCGCAAGAACGGCCGTGTCAAACCGCCCGTTGTTATCGTAATAGCTTGCGTCATCGGCCCCAACAGCATTCATGATGAATGAAGAAGCGGCATCAAGATAGCCGGTCAGCAATTCATCATCAACAGCATCATCTACTCGCAGTGAATCCTTCAATGTCTCTAAGCTAACCGCCATCTAAATCACCTTCTACTTGCTTGCAGAAGCAGCAAAGTTGGCGCTTTGGTCAGCAATTGCCTTGAATGACCCCGGAACAAACGCTTCGGCATCAGTTGAGGCGACATCAAAGCGGTCAATGACACGAATCTTGGTCGTATCCGTTTCGAACGCTCCACCACCGACATTAGTTGTCATAAGAGACATAGCCTGACGGTCAAACAGTGTGACCGCCTGCTTGAGGTCGCCGAAGTAGAGCGGGTGTGATCCGGTATTATCGGCAAGCCAACGGTCTGAAATCTCAATCACACGGTAACCGTCAATTGTGTATTTGCCCGGTTCAGTGACATCACGCTGCATAAGATAGTCACCCATTGCATTCTTGACCTTGCGCAGAGCATTCATGCCGGAAGAGTTGGTCATGAAGACCGATGTTGCCTTGATGGCAGGGTCAACAGAGTTTTCAAGGTCAATGATGTCATCCCACTTGGCCAGTGTCGGCTTCTTCTCGAAAGCAGCAATCTTGGTGAGAATGGCCTGATTACGTGTTACGACAACCTTCTTGGCAATCCAGCCGGTCAGCCAGGCGAGAATGTTCTCCGCCGTGTCTGCAAGCAGCGTATTTGTGGCCGTAGTAATGCCGGCATAGCGCTTAATGACATACTTGACCGTTGTGAGCTTTGGATCGTCATTGTCGCCAATCTTCGCATCTTCCGTATCAATCGAAGCAAGAGGTGTGACATCAGACCACTTTTCGTAGACACGGGAACCGGTAGCAGTACCGACCACTTCAACATTAACGTAATTCTGAAGAGCGTCATACTGGCGGACCAGGGCGTGGATAGTCGTCTGCACGTCCTCCGGAATCGTCAATCCTGCAGCTGAACCGGACGTATCAACAGTGGAATCAACCTTATTGAACACCTTTGCGCCTGTAACCATATCCTTGAAATCTGATACGAACTTGTTCTTGAGTGTTTTCTCATCGGCAGTCAGCGGCTCCCTGTCCTCTGCCTTCATGTTTGCGACCTGTTCCGCTCGGGCGTCGGCATATGCCTCTTCTGCCGCGTCCCGGACTACAACAGCCTTTGACAACTCATCCTTGACGGCCTTGAGTTCGTCTGCAGAATGCGAATCTGCATCCTTCTTCAGGTCAAGAATGAGGTCGGCGCGCTTATCTTCGAGCTCCTGTACCTTTGCGCCGGCTTCATCGAAGGCCAGCTTCAATTCGTTAACGTTCATTACGTGCATTGCTTTACTTCCTTTCTACTAAAAAAGCAGGTCAATCTTGGCCTGCAGCTTCTTCTTTCCAACAATTTCCGCATCTCTATTTTCAGCAGTTTTTTTCTGCTTTTCATAGGCTTCTGCGCTTGCCATGGCCTTCTTCCATCTGTCCACAACGGCTCGGCTGACCTGTGGATAACCGATAGAGTTAAGTACGGGCTCTCTTGATCTGCCAAAGTCCATAACGTCATCAGCAAAACCGTAGTCGACCGCCTGATTTGCAGTAAGCCACGTCTCCTTGGCCATCATGTTTGACAATTCCGACTTGTTGAGCCCTGTTTTGGCAACATATGCATTCATGATTGAATCATCAATTCCTTCAAGAAATTCTGACGTATGAGCCATATCATCAGCGTTGCCGTCAGCAATCGTCCACGCTTTGTGGATCATGATCTGCGCCGTAGGACTGATATGCACTACATCGCCGGCCATTGCGATGACTGACGCAGCTGACGCGGCAAGACCCTGAATGTTAACCGTAACCCTGCCCGAATGCTGTGACAGCAGCGTGTAAATCTCTGACGCGGCAAACACGTCACCACCGTTCGAATTGATGTTGACCTCAACTTCATCGGCACCGTCAAGCAGAGTAGAGACCTTGCCAGGATATACCGCATCCCATCCTATCCAGTCATAGAACTTACCTGTATCGTTATCAACAATATCCGCCTTGACTTCAATTACTGTCATTGTCTTCACCTCCCTTCGAGATTCCCGAGTATTCAGGCATGTCTTCCGGGAAGTAGCCGGATTTCTGCAGAATGTATCGCGCCTGGTTGCCGTCAATGGCGTTGGTCTTGACCATCTCGGAAATCTTTGTTGCATAGCCATCTCCCAGTGGATCAACAGCAGGACGCAAATCAGCAGTGAACCGACAATTCAGCTTGTTGTTCAACTCTCCGAGAATCGTCCCCATGTAGCGGTTAAGAGCGTTCGTGTACATTCCCTTGATTTGGTCAAGTGATGACTGCTGATCACCCTGTCCGTTCAGATAACTGTCCGGTATCCCGTATACCTTGGCAATCTGATTAGCCGTCCAGTCAGTCTGATTGAGCAACGCCGACACATCGGACTTGATTTCAAGCGGCTTGTAGTCTTCAAGGTCATCAAGCACCACGGGACCATAATTAGATGACTCCTGCTGTGCCATAAAACGCCTTGATCGAGCGGCTTTCTGTTTCTCATTAAGCAGGCCGCCCTTCTTGATGGTCAGAATGCCCGGCGATACTATTGCCTGTTTAAGCGCAGTCAATGTCAGATTCGTGTTGGCCTTCTTGATTGCCAGTTCTGAAGACAGCGACGCCAGCGGTGAAATACCGGTCTTTCCTCCGTTCCTGCTGATAAGCCGGAAGTGCAGCATGTCAGACTGGGGAATCGAGTTGACAATTCCGATTCCCGGCTCGTCAAACGTGACGTTATAGACAAGTGAAGAGCCGTCATCCAGTTCGAAAACGTCAACCTGTGACGGCCTTAGATACTCCCACCGCAAGTCAACCCCGTTCCTGTTGCGCCATCGGTATACATAGGCTTCCCCGCCAAGAAGGAGCTGCAGAAACACAGATTTCCAGAACAGATGCCCATTGGACATCGTGGTCGGCTTGTCAATCATGCCCTGCATTCTCGATGATGACGCACGTATTCGGGACGTTGCCAGGTCTCCCGAAATGAGGTTGACGATTGCGAAGACGTCGGAATTATGAAGTGCTTCACGTGCTGAAACATATACACTCTCTGTTTTGCCGCTCAAGAAATCCGTTACTGTATACTCATCTGAATCGGGAACGGACATCAGATTGAAAATCGGCATCGTTAATCACCCCCTTTACCGGCAACAGCCTCGCTTAAAAGCCCTAAAAAAATACATGCAAAACCTGTGGCAAAGATTCCCGCAGTTGCGTTCAACCGGAAGAACCCCCATACGAAAAAGACGATTGCCGCCACGTAGAAAATGACGTCAATCGCCTTCCAGATAAGCTTAAGAATGATGATTACCACCCCCTTAGATAGTGTCACTGTCCTCACTGTTGAACCAGTCGAGAACGTCCTGTTCCGTCATCAAGTCAACTTGATTGCTCTTGTCGTTTGCTATACCGAAATCTTCGAAGTGATACATCGCCTGGTACATTGCGTCTATGATTGCGTCAACAACGTCAATCTTGAGCGTTGCCTTCGCCTTGTCGACCTGTATTCCGACCTTGTCTTCGTACAGTTGTGCATTTATCAGTGCTTTCTCCATGATTTTGTCATCAAAACGGGTCAGTGATCCTTCAACAAACAGTTTCTGCAGAAACTTCGTCGGGTCCTTCAGTTCGCCTGTTCTCTGACGTACTGCCTGTAGTGGATAACTGGTGTTATACTCCAGACGTTTGATAAATTCATTGACACCCATCGCATCATAGCCGAAGAACACGACCTTCAACCGGTGCTCGGAAACAAAATCAACGAGCCAGTTAAAGACCTGCTCAGTGCTGATAAGCCCCTGTTCATGAGCCGTGATTGTACAGTAGCCCTTCTTAGCCAGTTCCCTGTAGGCGATACCGTCCTGTTTCTCCTTTGCTTCGATAGATCCTGCCCTTTGCCATGGTATGAACGAGTGCTGAATGACATGCCACTTTCGCCCCGTCTTGTCAGCGTAAGGAATGACGAAGGCCAGAGCGGTGTTGTCGGACGACATGGAGTAGTCAAATCCTAAGTACGCGTCCATTCCGTCATAGTCGAATTTGTCAATGACTGCATTTTCGATGTCGCTGAGTTTTAAGAAACTGTTTGCTGCTTCTTGAAGCCACAGATTAAGGTTTTTGTTCTGAAAATCCGAGATGGTGCCGGACAGCATGTCACTGTCGCGTTTGTCTCTCAAGCCGGACAACAGCACATCATGTTGATCAGGAAGATACAGAAGCGGGTTGGACTTGACCCAGGTTTCTTCCTTGAACGTCTCATCCAAATCATCCTGTGCCCAGATCAGGCCAAGATAACTGTCGGCTTCACGGTTCCAGTCCTGTTCCATTGCCTGCTGCAGCATTTTCTGATCATCATGAAACGGAACGGACGGGTCCGGATATGAAGTGGAAATCTGAATGAATTGCTTGTTCTTGATTTTGACTTGGCCTGAAATGATTTTCGAGACCTTTTTACGCGACTTTATTTCGCCAATTTCGTCAACGATAGCTGTAGTAAAGTGGTATGAGTCAAACTGTCCCGATTCAAACGATATTGCGCGTAGAACATTATTTGTCTTTTTCTGCACGGTCTGGTCTGACTGAGTGGACAGCTCAGTTTCTTCAGCCAGCGATTTGAACGGCTCCGTTTTAGTTATCTTCCTCAGCATGGATTTGATATAACCGTACAACTTATTTGTCTGCTTGAAGTTGATCGACGCCACCAGATAGTCCTGATTGAACAGCCCGATGCTCTCAATCAGGTATGAGTAACACATCAGAATCGCCATCAAATACGTCTTGCCCTGGCCACGTGCCACGGAAACAATTGCCCGCGTGAACCTCTTGCCCCCTTCCTTGTTACGCCATCCGAACAGCATTGAAAAGATGAATTCCTGCCAGTGCATCAACTTGGTCGGCTCTTCTGTATCAACATTAGGACAGATTGACGCAAACTTCAGCAGTTTAGACGCATGGCTTGGACTGTATTCATAAGGGAAATCAGCTTGTCCCTGACGCTGAAGGTCTCGCAGATGGCGGAATGCAGCAAGCTTAATCAGATATCCGGTTACAATCTTCCCGTCAAGAACGTCAAATGCGTACTTAGTGCCTTCATCAGTGTACTTGCGACGCTCAGCGTCAAAATTGTTTTTCCTGTATTCGCCAATGACGTCATGAGACTGTGTCATATCGATTTTGTTCATTTCACCACCCCCTATTACAGGAATTCCTTGAGTGCATCCGTTGCTGATTTAGCGTCACTCTTTGTCGCAATGGACATTAGTTCCTGTCTGGCCTTAGGCGACAGTCCCAGTTGTCCGCCGACCATTGTAAGCTGATTATTGGCGTCCTTGAGCGTCATAACCGCCGGATTCTTCTTGTACCCGGTGAAATCCTTACCGATAATTTCGCCCATCTGGTCCTGTAACGTCTTGTACATTGGTGTTTGAATGCCATTTTCCTTGATATCCTCATAGGCAACCCTGTAAATCTCGTACTGTGTGCAATACTGCTCAACCAAACTGGTATCTACTCTTTCAACACGTCCGGTTGCTTCGAGGAACGGCACAATCTTGCGCCAGCATTCCTTGGCCAGAACCCCCAGATAACTAGGCGGAGTTCTGGAAACTTTGCCGTCATTCTGCAGATAATATGGCTTAGTTGCCACAACTTTCACCTCTCTTTCTCCGGGATAGCCCCCCTTTTAAAAATTTCAAAAAATTCGCGCGACGTAAGACGTGGGCACTGTGTGTAGCTCTTCTCACG